GCCCTTTACTGGTGACTGGCAGCATCAGGTTCTAACGGACGAAGTTGGTTCGATTCTCTCGTTCTCCCTAGTTGGATATATGGTCGTTAAACCAACAACTGCCAACATAAATACAGGAGAAAAATATGACACATAAAGATGATATGGAAAAATTATTTCCACAAGATAAACAGATAGGCGGGAATCACTACAAAGATTTTCACATTCAACCCTATGAATTCATTTCTAAAAATGACCTTTCTTTTTTTCAAGGAAATGTTATTAAATATGTATGCCGTTACATGAATAAAAATGGCATACAAGATTTAGAAAAAATAATTCATTATTGTGAATTAGAAATTAAAAAGATGAAAGACATGAAGAGGAAAAAATAATGTTGATGCCAACCACAGAATGGGTAGCACCTACAGAGTTTCCTGATTTAAGATCAGCAGAAGAAATAGCAATTGACTTAGAGACTAGAGATCCTGATTTAAAGAAACTGGGTTCAGGGGCCATAATAGGTAATGGTGAAGTTGTAGGTATAGCTGTTGCTGTGGATGGATATAAAAATTATTTTCCAATAGCTCATGGTACAGGTCCAAACATGGACAGAGATAGAGTACTAAGATGGTTTAAAGATGTTTGTGAATCACCTGCTACAAAAATATTTCATAATGCAATGTATGACGTATGTTGGATACGTAATTTAGGTATAAAAATTAATGGTTTAATTATTGATACCATGGTTGCAGCATCATTAATTGATGAAAATAGATTTTCATTTACATTAAACTCTTTATCTTGGGTGTATTTAAATAAAGGTAAGAATGAAAAATTACTTAACGACGCAGCAAAAGAACGTGGTCTAGATCCTAAAGCGGATATGTGGAAAATGCCTGCAAGTGAAGTAGGAGCATACGCAGAAGAAGATGCTGCATTAACTTTAGAACTTTGGAATTTATTTAAAAGAATAATTATAGAAGATGATTTACAAAATATATTTAATCTCGAAACTGATCTTTTCCCTTGCCTAGTTGATATGCGTCACCTAGGGGTGCGGGTAGATATCGAAAAAGCAAATCAATTAAAAACAGCAATGGCAGTAAAAGAACAAAACCTATTGCAACAGATAAAAATAGAAACAGGAGTAGATACTCAGATATGGGCAGCCAGATCGATTGCACAAGTTTTTGACAAACTGAAGCTACCTTATACCCGTACTGAAAAGACTGACTCTCCTTCATTTACTAAAAATTTTATTTCCTCTCATACAAATCCTGTAGTTCGTATGATAGCAGAAGCTAGAAAAATAAACAAGGTCAGAACAACATTTATAGATACCATATTAAAACACGAGCATAATGGTAGAATACATGCAGATATAAATCAAATACGATCAGATGATGGTGGTACGGTTACAGGACGATTTAGTTATTCTAATCCAAACTTACAGCAAATACCGGCACGTGATCCAGATACAGGACCATTAATTAGAAGTTTATTTATACCTGAAGAGGGTTGTACCTGGGGTACATTTGATTACTCACAACAAGAACCAAGACTTGTTGCACACTATGCACTAAGATTTGGTTATGATACAGCACAGATAATTGCAGATTCATATGAAAATGATCCATCAACAGACTTTCATCAAATTGTTGCTGACATGGCTAAAATAGATAGAAAAGAAGCTAAGACAATTAACTTAGGTTTATTTTATGGAATGGGAAAAGCAAAACTTCAAAATGAATTAGGTGCAACAAAAGAAAAAGCAGATGAATTATTTAATCAATATCATAACCAAGTACCTTTTGTAAAAGAATTAATGACTGGTGTCATGGAAGCAGCACAAGATAATGGTAGAATAAAAACATTACTTGGTAGACGTTGTAGATTTCCTAAGTATGAACCAATACTTAGAGGAAGTGATTGGGGTACATTTGTTCCTGCACAAGATCATAATACAATATTAGAATTACAAAAAATGGGACCACATGAATTAGATGATGATGGTAATGTAATTAAAGATGCAGATGGTAAACCAAAGAAAAATTATTGGTATAGAAATCCTATACGTAGAGCATTTACATACAAAGCATTAAATAAACTTATACAAGGATCAGCTGCAGACATGACTAAGAAAGCAATGGTTGATTTATATAAAGAAGGTTTAATAGGTCATATACAAATACATGATGAATTAGATTTTTCTATTGAATCTGAGAGTCAAGCAAAAAAAATAAAAGATATTATGGAAAATGCAGTTGACTTAAAGGTACCTAATAAAGTAGATTACGAATCTGGTCCTAACTGGGGTGAAATAAAGTAATGTACTATGTCTTATTTAAATGCTAATATACCACCGATTTATTGTAAAATACGGAAGGAGTATCTCTATGATCTTAAAGAACATCATGGCGAAAGTGAAGACTGCGTGGTCTTCGGTTTGGTCTCTATTTCAGGGCGTGCCCTCTTATTTAACATCATGCTACCCAATGGTGCGTGCTTTTGGCGTTTGCCTATCTCAGCGTTTTTCCAAAAATCGTATGACAGAGCCGATGTGCCGGATATGTCGACGGACAAATTACAACTGTGGAACTGTTTTAGTTATTATCCTAGCGTTCATTGCTTTGATTGGTTGGCTGGTATAGACGGTAAATATCTAGGAAAAGATAAAAAATTTTACAAAGGTCAATACTTATTTACGGTTGACTGGGCTCATCCAGAGACTAATATACTAAACACGGAACATTCAGAGATTCCGCAAGAACATAAGTGCGCACATATTATGGCACTTGAAAACGGCAATTATGCTGCACAGCCAAATAACAGAATCATTTGGCATGTAAATAGTTACACAACTGACAACTCATGGCCTGATTATAAAGTACAAAATACTTATTGGGATGTGGAAGGTTCAGACTGGGTGACAGAAGATTCTGATAAAATGTTTTATGATATAGAGGATAAGGATGGCTAGTAAATATTGTAATATTTGTAATCATGAATGTCATTGTATTGGTAAAGGTTACTTTATTCAAAGCAATCAATGTGGTACATGTATTTGTGATAAATGTGATTGTGGACCTATAATTTTAGGTACACCCACTGAGAAAAAATCTTGGTGGAGAAAATTTATTAACTGGTGGGCAGGTATATATGACTAAAAAATGTAAACAATGTGAAAAAGAGTTTGAACCAAAAGACGAACTTGATTTGTTTTGTGGTCAAGATTGTAAAGAAGAAGCATTAGCAGAACTAGATTCAGGTTCTGATGAGTGTCTATCATGTCAATAAAAAGATTATCTGAAAACACTGAAATCGGTTTACCGTTACGTAATCTTTTAATGATTATCGGAGCAGTTTGTGTTGGTGCATGGTTTGCTTTCGGTGTGATTGAGAGGCTCAACCAATTAGAAACTAAAAATCAATTATTTGAAAAAGATTTACTTGAAGCATCTATTCAAAAACCAATTGACCAAGAACAATTTATGATCCTGGAATGGCAGGCAACTCAAATAGAGAAGATGCAGAAAATGTTAGAAGCAAATGTACACACAGGTGTAATGTTATCTAGTCATGAAAAAGAAATAGAGAAACTAAAAAAAGATATAGAGAAATTAAAGGATGCAACAAGAGATATAAAATTTGCAAATGGTAATGGAGCACATTAATGGTAAAATTAGTAATTGCGCTGTGTTTGTTTATAAACGGAGAATTGATTGAACATCGAATTCAAGATAATATGTCTACATGTTTAAAAATGAAAAGAGAAGCTACACGAAACATGGAGATGAATAATAAACAATTTATGTGTGGCGAAGTAAAAGCGGAACTTGAAAAAAATATTGATGGTAGTATAACTATTAATAAAATATTAGAATCAAAATGAACCTTTCCCGAAATTTTACTCTCTTAGAGCTTATCAAATCAGATACTGCTGTTAGAAAAGGAATTAATAACAATCCTAATGCAGGTCAAATAGAAAAATTAAAAGCATTGTGTGAAAATATTCTTCAACCCGTTCGGGACCATTTTGGTAGAGTCCAAGTGACTAGCGGATTTAGATCACCTGAACTTTGTTTGGCTATTGGTAGCTCTGTTAATTCACAACATGCAAAAGCTGAAGCCGCAGATTTCGAATGTGTTGGAGTTGACAATGCTGAAGTTGCTGATTGGATTAAACAAAACCTTGAAACAGATCAATTGATTCTTGAGTTTTATACTCCAGGAGAACCTAATTCAGGATGGATTCATTGTAGTTGGGTTCCTGAAAATAGAAGAGAACAGTTTATGCATGCCTATAAATGGGAAGGCAAAACAAAATACAAACCAATAATAGGAAAGGCGAAAGATTTAGTATAATAGAAAGATAAAAATGATTACAGATATATTTTGTTCTCCAATTCAGGAGATAACTATAAAAGATGATCCATTTATTAACATTGTAAATAAATATTACGAAGAACTTAAAGAAAAAAAATTATTTAAAAATAATTGGATGCCTGGAAATGATACAGCTTCTACAACCTTTAAACATAACCCAAATATTTTTGAAAAAAATTTGTATATTAAAATGTTTTTAGAATCAAAGGGTGCAAATTATTTAGATAACTTAGGTGTTTCTTTTAAAGAAGTGAAATTAGTGTCTTCATGGTTAAATGAACAGGGTAAAAATCAAACAGTAGGTTTACATAATCATAGAAGTGTAAAAGGAGAATTTGATCAGATATCTGGAGTTTTTTATGTGAAAACAATTGGAAATTATAAACAAGGTAAACTCACTTTTGTAAATCATAATCCCTATGTAGATGAATTTCCATTAAATAGTAATATTTTAAAATATACAAATGAAGTGTCATTTATTGCTAAAGAAAATAATATGATTTTATTTCCTTCAAGTTTAAATCATAAAGTAACTCCAAATTATACTAATAAAAAAAGAATAGTATTGAGTTTTAATTTAAATTTCTATACATAGATAAAGAATGACAAAATTATATAAAGTATTTAGTAAAATAGACACAGTGCATGGGTTATGTGAAGAGTGTGAAGAAGAAGCAATTTTAGTTGCTATTGTTTCTGAGTTTTATAGATGCACAAATTGTGGTCATGATACAAAACAACATATAAATGGTAGAATACGATACATGTCTTTAACTGAAAGTGATAAAGAATTTATAAAACAAAATGTTCATAGAGATAAATAATTTTTTAGACGCTTCATCTTGTGATGAAATTATAGAAAGATGCAGTTCATTTATTAATCGTGATGAACTAGGTATAGAATATAATCGTCAAGGAAACAGTGTAAACACCATAGAACATGAAGAATTAAAAGATTTAGATAAAAAAATATTTGATAGAATTGGTCTTTTTGTTTCTAAAAGATTAAGTTATAGTTTTAATTTAGGTGGTATACAAATTAAAGATACCGGGTATTCTTTTCATAGATATGAAAATGGAGACAGATTGTTTACTCATTCTGATGGAGTTTTTACATATGAAAACGATGAAACTTTTAATCCTAGAATTTTATCTTTAACTGTAAATTTAACAACTAATGAAAATGCAGATTTAATTTTTCCAAGACATAATAAATCAATAAAATCTGAAAAAGGAAAATTAGTAGCTTTTTTACCTCATTCATGTTATGAACATTATATGAATAATAATTCAGGAAAAAATAGAGATGTATTAGTTACTTGGTTAGTTGATTCATCAATTGAATGTAAGAAAATAAATAATGGCTAAACAAAAATTTACGAATTTTACACCTAGACCAAAACCACCTAAACGCCCAGGCGTTCATAAAAAATCTAGAAATAAACAAGAAAAAAGACAGCAGAAAAAAACTAAATACAAAGGCCAAGGCCGGGGTTGACATTTGTCCTTTTAAATCCTATATTATAGGTAGAAAGGAACTAAAGAAATGGCTACAAGAACAGACTTCCTTATGAGGAAAATAACTATTGAGGCCGATGAGTTAGCGAGACAATGGAACAAGACTCGGGATCCAAGCATCAGGGATCAGTGGTTTAAGAAGGTATCCCAGGTGCCGTTGATAGACTCTCATCTTCAACAAGAACGCAAGAAAACCTAGGATATAATTTCCACTCATTAATGGCTTTTTCATTAAAATACTCACCGTTGAATAGTAATTCAAAAGAGTCACCTAATCCAGAACGTACACACGTATAGTGTGTATCATGTATTTTTTGAATGTTATATTCTTCTAGTATAGGTTGGACACACTCTCCGGTTACTACTGAACATAAGTATATTGTTAATAAAAATTTCATTGATTTATGGGTTGAAATAGTTTATAATTATCCTATATTTGTTACTTTAAAATTAATGTTTGAAAGGATATAGTAATGACGGACATAAGTAAATATAAATCTGTTGCACTATCACATCAAAGTTGTGATAAGCTCGACAAGATAAGAAAGATAATTGTACCTGAGGTTTCGGTTTCAAGAGCCAAAGCTTTAGATATATTAATTAATGAGAAAGCGAGAAAATTAAATGGGAAACTCTCAATACCTAATAAGTAAAACAATTGAACTACATGAAAAAAGAGATCCAATAAGAAATTTATGGAGAAATGTTTTGATTGTAGCAATTGAAGATTTGTTAAAGAAAAAAGAAATACATATTAAATTTAACAATAAAAAATATTCTTTGGAAGAAATGTGGTTGCATCACGAAGACTTTAATTTGATTTGTGAATATGCCCAGTTTGAACCAAAGATAATAAGAAAAAGAATATATGAAGCAATACAAAAGATAGAAAGGAAATATGAAAACAAAAGAAATATGTCCGAGATGTCGGGGGAATGGTTTTATAAAAGTGATGAAATCAATAGAAGACCTAACAGAGCAAGTACTACAATGTACCCAGTGTAAAAGCGAAGGAGAAATAATGATAGATCAAGATAGAATGAAAAGCATAAAGATTGAAAGACATCTTTTAACTGTAAAACATATCAAACATTTAGAAGAAGAAATATCTAAGTTGATGAAACAAAAAGCAGAACTTCAAGATCAAGTTGATAGGTATGTAGATAAGGAAATGAAAAATGACACCAAAACAGGATAGACTAAATGATAAAACATTATGCTCCTAATAAAAAGGTTTTAAAACATATAGAAACCATAACACAAGGTAAAAAAGTTTTAGAATTAGGACCGGGAAACATACCATTTAAGAATGCAACACATTTTGTTGGCTGGGAACATGGTATTCAACCTATAGATAAATCGGATAATCATGTTGTCTGTGATTTTAATCATCACAACTTACCTTTTAAAGATAAGGAATTTGATTTTGTTTATTGCCGTCATGTTCTAGAAGATTTAATCTATCCTTTTAGAGTCATGGAAGAAATGAAAAGAGTTGCTAAAGCAGGTTATATTGAAACACCTAGTCCTATGGCAGAAATTAAAAAAGGTATTGATGGTGGAGATCCAAAGTGGAGAGGTTATCATCATCATGTTTGGTATGTTTGGGTTAAAGATAATAAATTACAATTTGTAAAAAAATATCCTATTTCAGAATACTTTAATGGTATTCAAGAAAATAATTTAGAAACATTTTTAGAAAATAATTCACATGGTTGGAATACTTACTTCTTATGGGAAGATTCTTTTGAATTTGAGTTATATCAACACGGTGTAGATTTTTATTTAACTAAAGACTATAATGAATTTGTATGTCGAAAAGTTGTAGGAGAAGCAATGAATTCAACAGACTTATTTTATACAAAAATTTAAAAAAGAAAGGAAAATATGACAGATAAAGAAATAAGAAAAATAAAATTTAGTCAAATTAATTTACCATTACCTACTTCAGATAAATTAAAAACCATGTCAAAAAATTTTAGATACGGACCTAAGAGTTTAAAAAGAGGTAAAGTTGTAGAAGCAATGGCATGGCAGTACGGTTTAATTAAAGATGCTAATCATGCTATTGTGTATAGAGATGGAAAGTTTGAGGTTGTAGAACATGTCAAAAAATAGAATTTATAAATACGATAGAAATGCCGTATTACAAAAAGATTTACAACCGGTATTTACTAGAACCATACAAGGAGAAGAAGTCACTATCATTGGTGCAGAAAATATGTGGCAGCAATGTAGAGTATGTGGTCATTTAAAACATCAATCTCATTATAGTTTGCATGGTAGAATAGATAAGTATGCTAGAAAGATGTTAAAGAATGAATGCAGAGATTGTGACAATGCAAATAATAAATTGTTATATGAATTAAAAAAAGAACATGGACCACCCTTACCTAATTGTCAAATATGTGATAAAGAATGTAGTACTACTTTAGATCATTGTCATGATACTAAAACATTTAGAGGATGGCTTTGTGTAGAATGTAATTTAGCACTTGGTAAATTTAAAGATTCTGTTGAAATGTTAGAACGAGCAATTAAATATTTAAAAGGAGAACTTAATGAATAAAGATTATAAAGACGCTTTAAAGAAATTAGAAGAAGTTAAAAAATTAAAAACAGATTGTTTGGTAAGAGCACGACAAGGTGAGTTTTGGATCAAAGAACATAGTCCAGAATTAAATAGTGTTACAAGAAATCTTGAAAATACAAAAAGACATTTAAGAGAAATATTTGAGATAAGACGTTTACCATGGTGGATTCATGTTATTGTTCATACTAAAATGTTTTTTCATCATCCGATTAAATATTTTACAGAACGTCCTAATTATAAAAAAGTAATGATAGAATCGTATTGGGAATTTAAACGTCTTAAAAAAGAATGGGAAGATGATTTTGATAGAACTGAGGAAGCGATTGATAGAGATTATAATATTTATCATGAAGGAAATAAGACTGCTAAAAAGATGGAGTCTTTAATAAAACAATGGGAGAAAAAAATAAACTTAAGAAAGAAATATAAATAATGATTAAATGGAATAAACAATTTACTTACCCTGAAAGTATTAGAAGTCTTATAAATAACAAAAGACACTATGATGTTGGAGAAGAGAAACTGCCATCGGTTACTACTATACTTCAAGCAACGCAAACTGAAGAGAAAAGAGCATCGTTAGAGAGATGGAAACAAAGAGTCGGGGATCAGGCTGCAGAGAACATTAAAAACACTGCTGCAAATAGAGGATCAATCATGCATCACATTCTAGAATCCTATTTACTGGAGCAAAGACACGCCGATTTAAGTGATTTGGGGCAGCAGGCAGGGGTAATGGCGCAAACTATCTATGATGAAGGTCTACGTGGCTGTATGGACGAAATATGGGGTACTGAGATCACTTTATACTATCCTGGTTTATATGCAGGAGCCTGTGATTTAGCGGGTATTTATGAAGGAAAACAGGCTATATTGGACTTTAAACAATCGAATACTAGAAAAAGACGCGAATGGATTACTGATTACTTCTTACAATTAGCAGCGTATGCAACAGCTCATAACCAAGTTTATGGTACGGCTATTAACTCTGGGGTTGTATTGATGTGTACTAAAGACAATGTGTTTCAAAAATTCGAAGTGTCCGGCTCTGAGTTTCAAAAATATATGTGGGATTGGCTTAGACGTGTGGACCAATACTACAATGAATTAGGCAAAAATGAGGCTAAATAAAGGCACTATGACTCTTGGTTCAGGCTTCAGGCATCTGGGATCAATTTGTTCCATAGTTTATAATTTTACTGTTTTACTTTTTTATTTTTTTAAAAAAAAAATATACTGGAACATTGGAACATTTGAGTTAACATCTCCTAA